TGCGTAATGCAACAGCAAGTTTCTCAATTCTATCAGACGGAATACTTGCTATAATTCCACTTTCGTACCGCTGTATTGTTTGCCGGCTAACACCTACAATCTTAGCGACTTCTTCAAGTGTCATTTGAACTTCTTGCCGACGTTTTTTAATGTTTTTACTAAGAGACATCAGACACCTCCAATCATTTTATTAACTTCATTATATGAACAATTTACACACAATGCAATAAAAAAAGGAATTGAAAGTGAAAAAAGTATCTTGACAAGTGATTTTTATGATGGTATATTTGGTATGTAAGAAGTGACAAAAAGAAAGGAGGTTAGAGCAATGGTTGATGTAAATAAATTAAGAGGGATTATTGCGGAACGTGGAAAGTCACAAGCAGATGTGGCAAGAATGCTTGGTATTAATGATAGAACGTTTTATAAAAAGATGAAGAGAAAAGTATTTGATTCAGATGAAATCCTACAGATGTGTAATTATTTGCAGGTTGATGAAAAAAATATGATCTCTATTTTTTTAAGCAAAAATGTTACGTAGAACGTGACAAAAGGGAGAAAGGATATAAAAATAACTATGGAAATCAATTTTGAACTTGAACGTGAAAAGGTGAAAGAAGCGGCCGCGCCGCTGGTCAACTATCTTCGAAAGAGACAAACGCCTGAAACTACGGCAATAGTCACGGGCGCAGGTGTAGAAATAGTATCCACGGACATACATATTCCATTTGAAGAAAATTGGGATTAGCAAAGCGCCTCCGTATAGCAAGGGGGAAAGAGACAAAGGAGAGGAGAAATGGGAAAAGAAATTTTGCAAGATGACACGGACAGGCTGTTATCTGTAGAAGAAGTAGCAGAACGTCTGCGGACGGGAAAACAATTTGTCCGACGTTTGATCAATGCAGGACTTCTTCCTGCACTATCTTTCCGGCGGAACAGGCGTGTAAGAAAGATGAGTTTGAATAAGTTCTTGGAAAAGTACGATGGACAGGATCTGTATGAGGTACTGGAGGGGAAACAATGAAAGCGTTGATAGCATTTATCGCCATTGTCTTGGGGGCGGGAATATATGTGGACGCGGATAAAATCTGCAATCGACTTTTCCCGGAAACAAAGATCGTCGAGTATCGGCGAGAAGTCAAACAGGGTGACACGCTCTGGGACATTTGTGGCGAAATAGCCACGGACAAAGAAGATTTGCGGAAACTGGTCTGGCAGGCAAAGAAAGACAACCGGATTCATGACGTCGGCAACCTGCAGCCGGGGATGTTGATTGTAGTTAGGGTGGAGGAGGCGAGGAAATGACTGAAATAGAAAAGTTTGTAGAACTAAAGAAATATCTATTCCGTAGGTACAAGGAAGAGTCAAATGTTTATGCGGAGGCAGATGAAAACGGCGAACTGATAAACGCAGCTAAAGCAAGTATATGTTTAGAGGCGCTATGGGAAATAATTGTTTTTGCTAATAAGTTGAATAAGACGGAAGAATTTGACAACGAAAAGCCGACTGATAATGAGAATATCAATCAGGGAGAGAAAGAAAATAAAAGATCCCGGCGAATTACAGCCAGGACAGGAAATCATTGTGAAAGTGGAAAGGGTAAACAAATGAAAGAACCAACAATAGAAGGACAGATGATCTATGTTGCCCATCCGTACGGAGGAAATGAAGAAAATATAAAACGCGCAGCGGAGTGCTTAAGAAAACTCAAAAAAATGTACCCGTATCAAACATTATTCTCACCGTTGCACAATTGGGACTGGGACTCCTACGATGCTGACCATCAGGCAAAGCCGATGCAGGACTGTCTGACGGTATTGAAGAAGTGCGACGCCATTGTTCTTTGCGGGATGTGGCGAAAGAGTATGGGGTGCATGCAGGAATACGCGGCTTCCTGTGTATTGGGGATTCCTGCATTTGAACTTGATACGTTTGGAGTAAGGGAGATCAGGTAATGGCAAATGAAAATATCTTTACCACGCTGGGAGCTTCTAATCACGCCAAAGAAGAACGTGAAAAGAATGATTTCTATGCCACGGATAATATAGCGGCTCACTTGCTGCTTGAGAATGAGCCATTGAAGAACATATGGGAATGTGCCTGCGGGGACGGGGAACTTGCAAAGGTTTTTGATAAAGCAGGTGTCTTAGGCAAGGCAAGCGATCTGATAAACCGTGGATATGGAGAAGTCGGAATAGACTTCCTGAAATATGCGGGGGGGTGGAACGGCGATATAGTAACGAATCCACCATGCAAACACGCAGAGGCCTTTGTGAGACATGCCTATGAAATTGTACAACCGGGAAGAAAGGTATGTATGTTCTTGCGGTTGTTATTTCTTGAAAGTAAAGGGCGGCAGGCATTATTTGAGGAATGTCCGTTGAAGACGGTCTATGTGTCCAGGAAAAGGATTCCCGCATACAAAAACAACAATCAAAGCAATAAAAGCAGCGCCATCGCATTTTGCTGGTTCGTTTGGGAAAAAGGTTACAGCGGGGATCCTGTGATTAAGTGGATTAAGTGAAAGAGGAGACTAATCATGAAAAAAGAAATAGAAAGAATAATAAGTGGACGTACACTTTTCTGTTGTGGATATAGGATACGCCGTGTGGCTGGAATACTTTGTTACAAAAAAGATGCAGATGATGAATATAGATCACTTACATCGGTAGCGGTGAAAGAATTGATATCAACGGATAAAAGATATAGAAGAGCAATAATCGCCGCAAGAAAAGGAAGAGTAGAAATGAAATTTAACGAAAGAAAATATGAAAAATGGGTCAAAAAGGGACTTGAGAAGGCGAAAGACTATGCGCATAAAGATAGGACTGAGGCCGGATCCATAACTGAATTGATAAAAAATATAATGGAAGACGCTTTTTATGAGGGATATATGGCGGCAAAAGAGGAAAAATTCCATGGCAAGATTTCAATTATCTAAAACAGAGTTCAGGAAACTCTGCGATCTGGTCAAGCAACGGGACATAGATCTCGCGGAAACATACTATGAATGCCTTGGTGAATATCCGCCACGTCAAAACATAGAGGTTCATCACCATGTACATGTAGGAAACTTTGGGGCGGATAAAGAAGATAACCTTATTTCTCTGTCATATACAACTCACCGATTCAAACTCCACGGACTCAATACAGATATAAAAAAGCATATGGAGAGAAATATTGAAAAATATCTGAAAAGTCCGGAGGTGAAAAAATGGAGAGAGACACACAGAGAAGAACTGGAAGCCATCTATAAAACAGAAGAAGAATACAGATTAAAGACTCTGCAGAAAAAGCACAAAGTAAAGAAGAGATACCCATGGGCGAAATACTGACACTTTCCGGCGGGAAAGAAATAGAAATATATATAAATAAAAAATGCCCGATTTGCGGGAAAGAAACTCATCAGACAGTATGCTGCCGATTTCACAAGGAGAATACTTGTTACGCACACTGCAAGAAATGCGGGTATTTCAGAAAAGAACTTCAAAAGTGTGTATACAAAGATATTCCAAGGGAAATCAGAAAATTCTGCAAAGAAAAAACGCCTGGGAAGTGAGTCCCAAGCGCCGTGCCGAAGCAACAAAATAACCTATATAAATTATAGTGTATGGCACGGAAAAAGTCAAGAAAATAAGGGGCGGGGACGCCTCTTTGAGACCTTGATATTCCTATTATTTTAACGACAATCAATCGAAAATAATCTATAGAGAAAATATTGTGCCGTACATGAAAGAGATTTTCCATTTTCCAGGCGGAATGGAAGTGAAAAAATATCACACCTGGCGGCTGGGCGGAAAGAAAACAAGAAATCCAAACGAGGCAGAAACAGAATCGGCTGTACAAAAAGGAAACGCCCGGCGGGCAAAAGAAAAATTATACAGAGTCATTCTTACAAATTTCCAAAGGGATGACTGGAGGTTGGATCTCACGTACAGAGATCCGCCGCCCGATCCGGAAGAAGCCCAAAGCAGAATCAGAAAATTTTTACGAAACCTGAAAAACCTGTACAGGAAATTCCAAGAGGAATTGAAATATATCTATGTAACTGAATATAAGGGTCACAGAATCCACCACCACCTTCTGATAAACGCATCGATGAAAATACAGAGAAAAGACATCCGGGAAAAATGGCCGTGGGGAGAACTGAACTACAGATCATTTCGGTATTTTGATGGAACGCCGGAAGACTGCAAACGGTTAGCAGAGTACCTCTGTAAAGAAACGGACGAAACCATAAGAGAGCCTGGAGCGGTACAGAAAAAAAGATGGAACGCCAGCCGCAATCTGAAACGTCCCAAGGTTACAAAACATAAAATCTACTCCCGGCACTGGAAAGAAAATCCCAATCCGATAAAGGGGTACCGGATAGAAAAAGTGGAAAACGGGTATACGCAAGAAGGGTACCCGTACCAATATTGCCGAATGACGGAGGAGGTGCAGCAGAAAAAGAAAAGCAGTTTTCAAGTGGTGCAAAGTGAAAGGAGAAAAATATGGAAATCAAAAAAATAACCACGGAAGTGGGAATAGGGTACATCAGCGGAGCTGAAGAAAATCAGATAAGAAGTCTGGAGCCGGCAAGAAAGGAATTTTATGAAAAGTTATAAAGAAATAGATACTAAATTCTTCAATTTACATTTTTCCGTTCCGGGAAAAGATGGGAAATATAAACCTAAAGGACTGTTCTATTGTGCCTATGAAGATGATTATGAAAACCGGCTGGTACATCTTGCTATAGACAGTCGCAAGGGAAATCTACTTGTGTGTGAATGTATGGATAAAGAACAGGCAATAGAAAGGCTTATGATCTGGTGGAGGATAGAAAGAAATGAAGGGGATCACAAAAGTTAATCAGGAGTTTTTTAACGAGCATTTTATAAAACCGGACGAAGACGGTAAATATCGACCGATGGGGCTGTTTTACTATTGGGGTTATTCTCAATTTTGGAGTAAACCTACATATATTGTGATAAATAACCGTGATGGAAATCCGCAAGTTATGGAGTGTATAGACAGAAAAGAAGCTGAAAGTTGGCTGGAAGAATGGATGAATGAGGTAAGAGGATGAATACAGTACAAATCACGGGAAATCTTGTGAAAGATCCTGTGATCAGGGCAACAAAAACGGGGAAAGCCGTGGCGTCATTGCAGGAAAAACATCCTGGCTGAATATAAAGTATGGGAAGTTACCTGAGAACTGGGAAACATTCTTCAAAAATGCATTGAAGATTTTGAAGATTATGAATTTGAGAGAATTCATTAGGAGAGAAAAATGACAATCAGACAATTCTTTTATAATGTGAAAGAAGTACAGCCGGTCAAAGTGGAATTAGCGGAAAATGAATATAGAAAACTTGAAGAACAGATGAATGGCGCCTTACCGGCGGAGCATATTTCCAGCGGTTCCACTTCAATACAAACCGTTCCACCGGTGCTTATCCAATACGAAACGGCAAAAGAGAACTATGAACGGGAAAAAAAGAAATATGAAAAAATGCTGAAAAAGGCAGAAACATACATAGAAGAATTGAAAAATCCGCTACGACACACAATCATGCGGCAGCGGTACCTGCTCAATTGGGCGTGGCACACAATTGAAGTCACGAATAACTTCAAATACTACAGAACGATGATGAGAATACACAAATCGGCATTAGACGAATTAACAAAAAGGCATAAAGAGGTGAGTTTCTAATGTGTATAGGAAGGCAATTGCCATACAAAGATTTTATCACAGTTACAAACGTAAAAAAGAAATAGATGTCACATGGTGTCACTGCATGTCACTTGCGGTCATGCGTGACAAAGTGATAAATTACAATTGAATAAGTATGAAAAACATCATGATACCGTCCGAAAGGGCGGTTTTGTATTTCCGGCGGCACTCACAATGAGTGCCTTTTTTGATGAAAGGAGGCTGCTGTGGCAAAAGGAAAATTTGAATATTGGCGAACAAAAGATGGACTTTTGCAGATAGCAGCATGGGCAAGAAACGGACTCATGGATGAGCAGATAGCACATAACATGGGGATTCGCAGAAGCACCCTTTTTGAGTGGAAAAAGAGATTCTCGGACATAGCAGACGCCCTAAAAAAAAATAAAAACATAGTAGACATAGAAGTAGAAAATGCACTCTATAAAAGGGCCGTGGGCTATGAATTCGAAGAAACAACCATAGAAATAGACGATGAAGGCAAGAAAAAAGTAAAAAAAACAACAAAACAGATGGCGCCAGAAACACTGGCAATTATCTTCTTCCTGAAAAATAGAAAACCCGAAGACTGGCGGGATAAAAGAGAAGTGGAAGTCAAAGGAGAAATTAGCATGACAAACGCTTTGAAAGCAGCACGGGAGCGCGTGATAAAAAATGAATGAAATCATTGAACTTGTCGAAGCCTTAGGTGAATACACACACGACCCAGTGAAATTTGTCTACTTTGCTTTTCCTTGGGGAGAACCAGGGCCGCTGGAGAAAATGAACGGTCCCGAAGAATGGCAGAAAGACATACTGAAAGACATAAGAGACGGCGTGAAAATCAAAGACAACGTGGTCAGAGAAGCCGTGGCATCAGGGCACGGGATAGGAAAAAGTACGTTAGTCGCATGGCTTATCCTGTGGGCAATCTCAACACACGAAAACACCAGAGGAGTTGTAACTGCAAATACTGAAACACAGCTCCGAACCAAAACGTGGCCAGAACTCATAAAATGGTACAACCTCTTTATCGGGCGGCCTTTGTTCACCGCCACTGCCACGGCTATATTCGCAAACGAACCAAATAAAGAAAAGAACTGGCGCATAGACGCCATCCCGTGGAGTGATAACAACACAGAAGCCTTTGCAGGCTTACATAACCAAGGGAATAGAATCCTTTTACTCTTTGACGAAGCCTCTGCCATATCCAACCAGATATGGGAAGTAGCCGAAGGCGCTATGACAGATAAAGATACAGAAATCATATGGTGTGCATTTGGGAACCCAACAAGAAACACCGGAAGATTTTACGACTGTTTTCATAAATTCAGAAGTCTTTGGAATCAGAAACAAGTAGACTCAAGAAGCGTTTCGTTCTCAAATAAAGGACTCATACGACAATGGATAAACACCTGGGGAGAAGACAGCGACTTTGTAAGAATCAGAGTCAAAGGGCAATTCCCGAACGCAAGCTCACTACAGCTTATTTCCACAGAACTGGCGGAAAAAGCGCGGGGAAGAAATCTGAAAACAGAACAATTCACCTTTGCCCCGGTCATTATAGGGGTAGACCCCGCATGGATGGGAGATGACGCCACCGCCATATGGCTGAGACAAGGACTGATGGCAAAACGGCTCAAGAAAATACAAAAAAATAACAACGATATAGCCGTGGCCAACCTGATAGCCAGATACCAAGACGAATATAAAGCCGATGCGGTCAATATAGACATGGGCTATGGAACAGGAATCTATTCGGCAGGGGAAACCATGGGACGGCACTGGAACCTTATACCGTTCAGCGGAGAGTCCCCAGATATGGCATGTAAAAACATGAGAGCTTATATGTGGGACCAGATGAGGAAATGGCTTGTGAACGGCGGGGCATATCCCGATGATCAACAGATGCAGGACGATCTCACAGGGGTAGAAATCAAACCGACAGAAGATGGGAAACTCCAGCTGCAGTCAAAAGAATACATGAAACAGAAAGGCATTCCATCTCCTAACGATGCGGATGCCTTAGCTTTAACATTCGCCGTCCCGGTGATCAGGGCACCCAACAAGAAAAGAGTCAATACAAAATATCAATTATTTACGTGAAGGAGGTACTCAAATGTGTTCAGCATTATTCGGAGGAAAACAAAGCGTAAGCACTCCGGCAATTAAACAAGTAGCACCGTCTGCAACCACAATCACCAATGCAGACATTGACGCCGGAACAACAGCCGATACCGAAGCCGCTAAAAAAAGAAAACAGAAACAAGGCTACGCGGCAACAAGACTGGCGGACGTTGCACCGACCAATACAAAATCAACATTGGGGTAAAAAATGGAGAGACTATCAATAACAGCCGCTGCCCTGCCGGCGGATCAGCCGACAATCAGAGCGCCGGATAAACAAAGCGTTCTTCATCGTGTAAAAGCCATGCGGGAATATCGGAGGGAATATGAAGAACGCTGGAAAGATATAAGAGATCACCAGCTCCCTTTCATCGGGGAATTTGGAGACACCGCCGACGCGACAAACAAAGCCCGAAGAAAAGACCTCATGATCTCAAACGGTGTAGCATGGCTTGCTAATATCGCATTTGCCGCAGGAATGGAATCCGGACTCACACCGCCGTCAAGACAATGGTTTAAATTCGGCTTTTCAAACAGCAGCGCAAACGAAGACATGGAAGCCGCAAGCGTCCTCGATATCAGACAGGAAATCGTGGAGTACATGCTCCATCGATCCAACTTCTACAACTCCATCTATTCATGCTACATGGAAATTGCCCATGGGCAGGCACCATTGGGAGTATTCGCATCACCGGAAACAGGCGTGAGATTTCAGCAGTACACCATCGGCACCTACTACTTGGCAAGCGGAGCAAGCGGAAGAGTAGATACATTCTGCAGGGAATTCCAGATGACAGCAGACCAGCTCTTAGAACAATTTGGAGAAGAAAACCTGCCGCGTGCTGTCAAAGACGCCCTGCAGAATGAAAACGGAAGATACAATAAATCATTTACCACCTATTGGCTTGTCATGCCGAACAGGTACAGAACAGTCGGACAAACGGGAAATAAAAACATGCCTTATACCTCGCTCTACTGGATAGATAAACAATCAGTAGACGAAGGGAAAGGCTTTTTATTTACCGGTGGATTTGAAGAATTTCCTGTACCAACGGCAAGATACCAGACCATCGAAGGAAGTCCCTATGGAAAAGGTCCCGGATGGTACGCCGAAGGCGATGCAAGAATGCTGCAGATCATGAAAAAAGACTTCCTGACGGCGGTAGAACTCATGGTAAAACCGCCCATGAAAGGTCCTGCAATTGTAGGAGATATCGGAGGCGTTGATCTAATCCCCGGTGGGTATACAAATGTAAACAGTACGGGAACCAATCCAACAGTAGAACCTCTTTTCCAAGTGCCGGGAAATCCGGAATGGCTTGCCACAGAAATCCAGCGGACAGAAGAAAGCATAAGAAGAACCTATAGCGCAGACCTCTTCCTTATGCTCGACTCCATCGACACCCCGCAGATGACAGCGCGGGAAGTCATGGAACGCCAGCAGGAAAAACTCCAGCAGCTGGGACCTGTGGTAGAACGCCTGCAAGATGAATTCCTTTCTCCGATTATAGAAAGAGTCTATAACATCGCGGAAAGAATGGGACTATTCCCGCCGCTGCCCGAAGAACTTGCTGAAAGAATGGCAGACCAGGACATAAAGATAGAATACATCTCGCCCCTTGCACAGGCGCAGAAAATGAGCGGCCTTGTCAATATCGAACAAGCCGTATCCTTTGCTGGACAAATGGCGCAGATCTATCCGGAAGCCCTGAAAGCCATCGATCCGATCGGCACTGTCAAGAGATATTTCGAACTCCTTGGCGCACCGGCGGTCATGCAAAGAAGCACGGAAGAAATCATGCAGATGATAACGGCCGAACAAGAAGCCATGGAACAGCAGCAAGAACAGCAGTACATGATGCAGCAGGCGCAGGCCATGGCACCGGCGGCACAGGCGGCGAAAAACCTGACAGATGCTGCCAATGATGGAAACCCTGCATTGCAGAACCTCTTGGGGATAGGTGGTGGATAAATGAAAACAAATGTAACAGAGCACGATGTGCTCATCCGAAAGTATATAGAAAAACAGAAAAGAGAAGAAGACGTAAAAGCCATCAGAACCGTTTTGAAAAGCAAAGCGGGGAGATGGTTTTTTATTCACATTCTTGAAATGACAGGCTACAAAGCTGAAACATTCACGGGAAATTCGCAGACATTCTACAACGAGGGCAGAAGGTCAATTGGGATCCAGATAGAAAAAGAGATGGTCGAACTCTTAGGAAAAGAAGGATTCGAACTAAGACAAAAAGCCGAAAAAGAATACATCGAATTTCAATTCAAAGCCAAAGCCTTATTAGAAAACAAGGAGGAATAACAAATGGAAGACGTACAGAACCAGCAGGCACAGGCGAACAATAACACGGATCCGCAGAACCCGCAGGTAGAACCACAGGTACAGAATCAAGAACCGGGAAGACTGGCACAGCAGGCAGGCACAGAACCGCAGGCACAGAACCAGAAACCGGATCCGCAGAACCCGCAAGGCGCCCCGGAAGCATACGATTTCACATCGGCATTGCCCGAAGGCGAAACCTTAGATGAAGCCATTTCACAGAAATTCGGTGAAATCTGCAAAGGAATGAACCTCACTAACGAACAGGCAAACCAGATGGCCGCGTACGGTTTTGAGTACGGGAAAGGGCTTATCCAGAAAATGAACGATATGCGGGAAGCACAGTACGACAAGTGGCAGGAAGAAACCCGAAAAGAACTTGGGGCGGACTTCGAGAAGACCATGAACGAATACGGCGCAGGACTCCAGCATCTGGAGAAAACATCACCCGGAATCAGGAAACTCCTAAGCGAAACAGGAGTAGGAGACCGTATAGAAATCGTACGTGCCATTTCGGAACTGGGAAGACTTGTTTCCGAAGACGGCGGTGTAGGCGGCGGAAATGCAAAAGGCGGAAAAACACCCATGTACCCCAATACCAATTTTGATAACTATTAAGGAGGAATAACAAATGGCAATTGCATTAACATTAAATGATTTAAGAAAAAGACAAACACCGGATGGATCCATTGATACGGTCATTGAAACTCTCGTCCAGTCCAATCCAATTTTAGAAGACGTAAGATGGGCAGAAGGGAACCTGCCTACAGGCAATCAGACCACACAGCGGAACGGCTTGCCCGAAGTACACCTTAGGCAGATTAACCGCGGCGTGCCGGTAGGAAAATCCAGCACCAAACAGGTAACAGACACCTGCTGCCTGATGGAATCCCGCTCCGAAGTGGACGTGGAACTCGTATCCCTTGCGCCGGATAAAGAAGCGTTCAGAACATCCGAAGACATGGCGTTCGTGGAAGCCATGGGTGAGGCAGTGGCTCACCACATGTTCTACGGAAATTCCGCAAAGAACTTGGATGAATTCAACGGACTGGGAATCCGCTACAATAAGTACGGCGGGAAGAAACACGACGCCTCTTACCAGGTCATCAATGCCGGCGGAACAGGGAAAGGTAAACTTTCTTCCGCATTTCTTGTGGGCTGGGGCGACCGTGCCGTAACAGGCATTTACCCGAAGTACGGCTATGCAGGATTGAAACGCCAGGATTTGGGAGAAGTAGACGCCATCGATGCAGATGGATATAAATTCCGCGCCCTCTCCACACTCTTCAAGTGGAAACCGGGACTTTCTGTCAAAGATCCTGAAATGGTCGCCGCAGTAAGGAACATTGATTTGGGGGTAGTGAACGCAGCAACAGCTACGGTGGAACAGAAAAAAGCGGTAGTAGACGCCATGATCCGTGCGCAGAACCGCATGAGAAACCTCAACACCGTACATCCCGTATGGTACGTCTCCCCGGAAATGTATACATTCCTCACCATCTTCTATAGCGATAAAGCTAATTCCTACATTACCCGCCGTGAACTGATGGAGGGTCCGGTAACCATCTCCGTCAACGGCATCCTTGTCCGTAAAGAAGATGCACTCGTAGACACCGAAGACGCCATTGCAGAAGCCAAATAAGGAGGACAAAAAATGATTATTGATGCAGAAAACACCTTTTTCTATGAACAGGACCTGTCCAAAGGGACTAAATCTACAGTAGTAAATAACGGCGAAGGCGGAGACGCATATAATCCGTTGTGGCTGAAAGTCATTGCGTTGAAACCGCTTTCTGCCGCGGCAACAATCACACTTAAGACCGCGGATAAAGAAGATATGACGGGAGCCGTCACGCTGACAACTCTTTCTCTTGCAAAAGACGAAGGGGCAGGTGCGGCAGTGAAAGTACCGGCGGGATGCAAGAAATTCCTGCAGATTGAAGTAGCAGGGGCCACAACAGGAACCATCCGCGCATTCCTCACGATGGATGTAGACCTCGTATGAGTGGCATCCACTTTGGACAAGCGGTAGGAGGGCGGAAATTAGAAGACCTTTCCGCCAATGAACTCCGCGCCAGATTAATCCGTGCAGGGAAAGATGTTCCCAAAGACAGTGAACGTACTCCCACCTATAGAGGGGGGAGACTTCTTGCAGGTTAGGTTAAAGACAAAGAGGACGGCGCAGGAGCGTCTCCTCTTTTTCTCTATCTACTACTTAAAAAGTAGTAGATAGAGAAAAGGAGGATCTATGAACAGTACAGACATTTGTAACATGGCCCTTGCTTATATCGGGCAAGGCAGAATAGCGTCAATTGAAGAAGAGTCGGAAGAAGCAATCCAGTGCGGCATATTCTATGACCATTTAAGAAGGAAACTCCTAAGCGAACACAGATGGGGATTTGCGGAAAGATATGTAAAACTTGCACTCCTGAATGAAGAAATCCCCGGATGGAAGTACATCTATGCCTACCCGGCAAAATGCCTTGTCATCCGAAAAATCTACGAAAAAGAAAGCGCAAGAGAAATAGGAAAAGAAGACTACTTCATTTCAACGGTAAACGACTCAACAAAAGTAATCTGCACAGATATACAAAACGCCTATGCAAGCTATACCGCAGACGTGGAGAACGGGGAACTGTTCACTGATTACTTCATTGAGGCACTGTCTCATTCCTTGGCGGCAAATATAGCAGTACCTTTGTCGGGAAGTCCCAGTGCTGCAAATTTGCAGTATCAACTTATGCATCAGGCGCTGATTAATGCGAAACAGGAAAGCGCCGTACAGAATCATCACGAAACGACATATCCTCACAAATATTTCAATATGAGAGGCTAATATGCAAAGAGAAACTATCTACCACATTCAATCATCCTTTGCCACCGGAGAAATATCCCCGGAAGTCGCAAACAGAATAGACCTGGATAAATACGCAGCCGCATTGCTTACGGCGGAAAATGCCTATATACGTCCTTATGGCGCGGTGTATAAACGTGGAGGAACCTTGTACTGTGGAAAGACAAAAAATGAAAAAGTAATTCTAAAAGAATTTACAACAATAGACAGTTCATTCATGCTTGAAATGGGAGACAGATATATACGAATTTGGAAAGGAAACAGATATACAGGAGTAGAACTTGTCACACCATTCGCAGAAGATGAACTGAAAGAACTAAGAACATGCCAGTCTGCTGATGTGATGTTTATTGCATCAGGCACACACCCTATCCAGAAACTATCAAGATACAGCGACACCAATTGGACCATCGAAGACTATGAAATAAAAAAGCCCTACTTTGATATTTCCCTTTCAACAGAAATGGAAGGGAAAGTAGATACATCGTACAATTCTGCAGGAACATACACCTTCAATTGTAAAAAAGACGGCACATATACAGTAACAATAGCGGGCGGCGGCGGTGGCGGAACTGGCGGGAAATACATAAAAATATTTAATGATAAATACATAAAAGGCGGTGACGGCGGCAGAGGTGCCCTTGTAACGCAAAGAATAGATCTGAAAAAAGATAACTCTTATACAATAGTCGTGGGAGCCGGCGGAACCGGCGGTAAAGGAACCGATGGAGAACCTGGAACAGATGGAACCCAATCCTCTTTCAACGGAATTACCGCAGAAGGCGGAAAACATGGTCACGAAGAAACAAACGGCGCAAACATGGGTAATGGCGGTGCCGGTGGCATAGGCGGAACGGGGAGAGAAGATGGATCTCCTGGAAATCCTGGATGGGTAAACATAAAACTGGAAGCCGATCTGTCAATAGTGCCATCGGGAAAAACAGGGTCCATTAAACTATATGCAACCAAAAACTACTTTTCAGAAAACATGATCGGCGCCTATATACAGATCAACCAGGAAGTAGACTCGCAGACTGTGACACAAAACGGCGGCGGGACATCAGGAGAAGTACTCTGTGGAAAATCATGGAAGATCATTACCCATGGTACATGGACAGGAACCGTGACAGTACAGAAAAGCACAAATAATGGTCCGTGGAAAGATTACAGGACCTATAAATCAAACGATGACTTCAATGCATCGGAATCCGGAACGGTAGAAGAATACACAAGACTAAGAGTGGTATCTACAGCGGGAAATACAGACCTCACCGCACTACCGTATACACACGTGGGCATGGTAAGAATCACCGGTTACATCTCTCCGTTGGAAGTCAATGCGGAAGTCATAGATTCTCTTGCGAATACAAACCCAGCGGATTACGTCTGTGTGAACGTATGGAACGACCAATTCGGATATCCGTCGGCTATAGGTTTCTTTCAAGACAGACTATGTGTAGCCGCCACAAAAAAACAGCCGTATATGCTGTGGCTCTCAAGAAGCGGGGACTATAATAACTTCTCCGTAGAAAAAGCATCCGGAACAGTCACGGATGATTCAGCGGTAGCCTTGGCGTTTATTAATAGAAAACAGCAGACAATAGAACACCTTGTGCCGGAATCAGATTTAGTCATCATGACAGGCGGAAACGAATGGATCCTTTCCGGCGGAACAGCAGTCACGCCAACAAAAGCAAACCCCAAAATGCAGACATCCAGGGGTACAACAAATGCAATTCCTTTATCAATAGGCGGGCGGGTCATCTTCGTGCAGCACAGAGGAAAAACCGTGAGAGATATGCAGTATCGTTTTGAATCAGACTCCTATGATGGGGCAGATTTAACACTACTGGCAAAACACATTACAAAAAACACAACAATAGAAGATATGGCCTACATGCAGGAACCGGACTCAAAACTGTACTTTGTCCTCTCGGATGGCACGATGGCTTGTCTTTCATATATTCCGGATCAGAAAGTCTATGCCTGGTCAAGAATAAAAACAGAAGGAAAAGTCATGGCAGTTTGCAATGTGGAAAATCAAAATGAAGATAACGTATACATTGCGGTAAAAAGGGGAGATCAAACATACATAGAAGAACTATGTAACAACAAAGAAACAGAAAACCCCAAAGACTATATCATGCTGGACGCTTCGGTAAAGATAACAGAAACCACGGCAAAAGGATCTGTCCCTCATTTGCCCAATACCAAAATAGGAGTTTTGGCGGATGGAAGGTACTATGAAAAAATCCAAACGGACGAAGGCGGAAACTTTACACTTCCACAGGAGGCATCCTACCTTATCGCAGGACTGCCCTATACAATGACGGTAGAACTTCCAAACCTGGAAATAAACACCAAAACAGGAACCATCCAAGGGCGGAAAAAGAAAGTCTCCGCCGTCACGCTGAGACTGAATCATTCCCTTGGCGGACGGGTGGGGATAGAAAAAACAAATACATTACCTATCAAATACGATGAATTTTCGGAACAAGATGTTGTTCTGTATAGCGGAGACAAACACATCACCATGCCGAATAGAGGATTTGAACTCACAGGAAGAACAGTCATCACATCAGATGAACCATATCCATTTAACCTGTCGGCAGTCGTAAGAGAGGTAGAACTCGATGGATAACTACGGAAAAATCACCATAGAAAAAATAAAAGAACAAGATGTTCCTTGGCTGACAAAATACATCTTTGAAAACATGAGATCTGCGGATAAAAAAGAAATCACCGCCCTTTGTGATCATGGAGAAGAAGCTGTGAGACAATCCATTATTTTATCCGATGAAGCCTATGTGGCCAAGAACGGAGAACCCGTCATGATATTCGGTTTCGTGAAAAAATCATATTGCATATGGGCATTAGGAACCGTCCTTGTAGATCTGTACCATAAAGAACTTGTGAAAATAGGACTGCAGTACATCAACGACTGTAAAGAAAAATATGGATACATGACAAACTGGATCCATGAGGACAATACAAAAGCGCTCCGATACATTAAACGTGCCGGGGCGCTTTTTACAGATACATGCAAAACAGAAAAAGGAGATATTTTTGTGAGATTTGAAATAGGAGGGAAATAATGTGCAGTGTAATGGGCGCCATGATGGGGCTGCAGCTTATATCGGGGATTAATCAGAACAGGCAGATAAAACAGCAGACCGCAGCGCAGGTGTCTGCATATAACGCGCAGGCACAGGCGGCAGATCAGAATGCAAGAATAATGGACCGGCAAAGAGAACAGATTGCGAAAAACTACGCACAGCAGCAGGAAAAATTGAACAGTAAAAGAAAGCTCATTTTGGGGCAGCAAGCGGCATCTGCAGGAGCATCAGGACTGGATAATATAGGAAGCGTTCTTGATGCAAACAGCGCAGCCATAAGCGAATATAGAAAAGACAGCATGAATCTTTTGGGCAACCAACGAAATGATACCTTAGACGCATATATAAACCAGGTCAATTATGAAAACCAGGCATCCGCCGCAAGAGCCTCCGCGGCGAACGCAAAAGCACAGGGGAAGTCTCAAAGACTGGCAAACTTCATTTCAACTGCTGCGGGAATGTTTGGGGCCTATAAACAATTCGCAAGAGCAAGCCTGCCGAAACCTGCAGGAATGAATATGAGAACAGGATTTGAAGGGAGCCTTACCGGCGGAAATCTGACCTATACCATGCCTACTCCAATGTACACAAGAAATGCCATGAGTACAGGATTTACCACCAAAGTAGGGCTGACACAGACGAAAGACATCATAGGGCAAGGCATAGGAAAACACTATGATCCGTGGCGTTCCATCTGGAGGAAATAATGAAACTCACACAATACGACTCGACAATAAATAGAAACCTCTCAAACGCAAAAATAAACCCCATTACAGATCCCAATGCTTATGGCGCGAACGTAACAGGTACAGAAGCTTTGGGAAACGCTTTGGGGCAGGTGATTGATGCAAGAACAAAAGCATGGATGAAAGACCAGAATGATAGAGTCGTTGATGCGACAAACGAATATAACCGACAGATTAATTCCCTTTTGTACGATGAAAAGAACGGATTAACAAACACCATGCAGGGGAAAAACGCCGAAGGACTCCAAGCGGCTTATCAGCAGAATGAAGAGCAGATTCGCCAGCAGATTATGAGACAATACGGAATAAGTTCAGAGTATGCCAATAGAGCCTTTCATAACCAGGTAGAAACATCTATCACATCCAACCTGGACAGCATAGATAAATTCCAAAGAAAAGAATTTCTCTCCTATGCAAGCAATCAGATGACAGAAATGAATGAAAACGCAATCAACTCGATTGTGAGAAGTCCGGACAGTTTTGAATCAGTTTATGGAAATATGGAGACAACATCAAGAGCCATCATGGCCGGAACAGGAATGGACGAAACATCCATAGACATTAAACAAAGAGCCATCCTGGATCATACAGCGGAAACCGTCCTCTCCACATTAGCCGCATCCAATGACTATGAACGGGGAAATACACTCATAGGACAATTGAGGGCAAGAGGCGGGAATGAAGTTATTTTAAAGAAATACGAAAAATTATTTACAGGTAAAAAAGTAGCAAAGACCACAAAAGACAGCGCGGAAACATGGCTGAATAACCATCCGGAAATGATGGGAAAATCCAAAGAAGAAGTATGGGAAGCCTACAGAAAAGAAAATCCATTACAGCTGCCGGCTCAATCAAATGAAACCGCATTGGGGCGAATAGGAGATACGATTGCAAAAGAATTAGGATGGGATCCATCTTGGGGTTTTGCAATTGCCGCCCATGAATCAGGACGAGGAGAAAGCGCACCTGGAAATAATTACTTCGGATATAAATGGGATGGCGAAGGAGAATATCAGGAACTCAATACATGGGAACGTGACGAAAATGGGAATGCATACTCTACCACAGCAAAATTCACAAAGTATGCAACACCGGAAGAATCCGCAATGAGTTATGTAAATTGGATAAAAACCTACTGTACACCGGAAGAAATAAAAGGCGTGAAATCACCGGCAGATGTAGTCCATATAATGAAAAAACATGGTTACTTTACTGATCATGAGGAATCGTATGCTGCCAGCGCTACAGAACTTGCCAAAGAATATAGTGCTCCGGCTCCGATGTCTGACGAGGAAAAAGCCGCACTGGAAGAGACCGAAAGGAACTCCTTCTTCTCTGTCCTTGGGGAACATCTCCAGGCAAAAAAAGCCAAAGAAACAGAAATGATGAACAACCTGCAGATCCAATTGATGGACATGACGGAAAATGGAACATCGAACGAAGATATGTATGAATTCATAAAATCCAAAGGAGTAGAAAATCCAGAACTTTTGAACAACGGGTCCTATCGCAGTTTGAGATTAAGCGCGTTAAAAGCCGTAAAAGGGGAAGATGCATATGGGGGTTTTGGAACAAAAGAGAATCAAAATAAAGCTTTTGAAAAATACATGAATAGAATCGGTGTAGATATATTAGATAAAAAAACTTTGGATGAAGATCTCAAAAATGCTGCTGAAATATTAGGGAAAGCGTTTCGACCAGAACAGATTATAGAATTAGAGCAGGAACTAACGCGGGCGCAGGCAGGAGAGGGGAAATATGCTAGTGAAATTGATGAAGATAAAAATGATGTAATGGACATGACGGGATTAGCAAAACCGGAAATCGAAAAATATTTTTCGGAAGCAAAAAAGATCGTTATGCAGAAAGCTTTTGCGTTTAAAAACAAAAACGGAAGAGAACCCAATCAATTTGAAAGAAAAAACATGTGGATAGAGGCGTACACACAGAAAAAAGTGGGACCGGATTATGGATTCTTTGGAATGAGTACGCCGGAAGCCAGTGATGCACAGCTAATGCAGATGGGGCTTAAAGAATACCACATGACTTACGATGATAAAGGAATAGACGCAGTGGACTACTACGGAAGACACCATTATATCCCCGCGGAAGACTGGGATAAAGTCAAGAAGAACGAAGTAAACATAGAAGATTACTAAGGAGAAAACCATGGACGAGTATAATGCAGCACCCAATCAAGATCCTATTGAAGAAATACAGAACACAAAAGAACAGGAAGATTCTTTAAGAAGATTAAATGAAGCTTTCGCGGGGATTGCGCCTTTTGGTGTCAATGAAGATTTACGAACGGCCCCAACAGGAGATGCAAAACCACATACTCCACCGAAAGGGATTTTAGAAAAAATTGGAGACGGAATCAGTGGTGCGGCAGAAAGCATTTCAAACGCCGCCAAAAACTGGGCGGATAATAGACTCCAAAACATGAGCATGGACATCTACAGCAATCTCTATGATCCCGATCCGGATAAAGAGAAACGTCTTGAACAGGCGCATAAAATAGGGGATCCATTGGGACTTCCAGCGCAAATGCTTGTGGACAGTAAAGAAGCCTATGAAATGGCACAGAATCAGTACGCCTGGATGAAAACACAAGAAATCATGCAGGGCCGTCCGTTCTCTGCCAATGCATTAAAAGAACTTTATCCGGAACTGGCGGAGATCGCCATGAACGATCCTGTGTCGGCGTCACTTGCTTTAAAACAAGCAGATCAGATACTCCATGATAGAGGAGTCATCACAGGAGCCACGGCCGGAAAAATCAGCGGAGAACCATCATCTATAGGCGAAGCATTCAAAGCCTTTACCGATGCATGGGAAGCCGGACAAAACATGGACAAGATTTCTGAAATCGGTTATGCGGCCAGGAACGGAGATATTACTGATGAAGAAATGAATAGAAAAATAGAAGCCATTAACGCAAGAACCAAAGAATATGACGGCGATTCCACCATAGGGCTGATTGCAACCGAAACCGTAAAACAGTTTTCCATGATGGGGGCAGGAATGTTAAGAAGCCTCCCGGAAGGAGCGGCGGCAGGGTTAGCCATAACCTCTGTCTTGGGGGCGCCGGTCGTGGGAGGAATCATGGCCGCCACTATCTTTGCATCATCCCTTAGATCAAACATGGGGATGAACTACTACCGGCTGGCGAACAAGAAAAATGCGGATGGTACAAATATGTATTCAAGAAACGAAGCAAAAGGGATGGCCACCCGTGAAGCCGTACTGCAGGCAGGCGTTGAAACAGGACTGATGTCACTTGCCTATGGCGCACTGGGAAAAGTCATAGGGGAAAGTGCGGCTAAAGCCGCCATCATGAATGCAGGCACAAGGAATAAACTTCTGTCCGCAAGCCGCGGGGCAATGAGGAAATACGCTTTGAAGGAGGCCGCAAAACAATATGCCAAAGGGACGGCGGCAGAAATTGCAGAAGAAGGCTGGCAGGACCTGATCTCTACCACTGATGAAAAAATGATGGGAAGAGATAAGAACATGACATGGAAAAACATGTGGAACAGCGCTTTTGACGCTATGGTGGAAGCCATTCCGGCGGCAGTAGGGATGGGCATGCCAGGAGCCGTCATTTCCGGCGGTGGTAATTATGCGGGATTGAAACGACTGACAAAAGAAGACTGGCATGCCGCAAGAGAAGCATTCTACCGTGAGAATGAAAAAGAAATGACACAAACCGTCATTAGAGAAAGAGAACAAAACAAAGTCTTCAAGATAGATCCGGAAGTCTATGCACAAAAGACACAGGCACAGCTTGATAAAGAAGGGATGGGAACCATATACATTGATGCTGCCGGCGCTGCCGAAACAGAAGAAGGAAGAACTGCATTGACGCAGCTCGTGACGGGCGGAATCGCCACAGCAAAGCAAGTGGACGATGCAGTAAAAGAAGGAACACAGCTGGAACTGAAAGCCGGTATCTACATGCAGAAAATTTCAGAAGAATCCGCAGAGACACTTTCGAACCATGCCGCTTTCGATAAAGACGGGCAGACACTCCATGACATCGAAGAAGCAAGAAAACATATAGAAAAAACAAGACAGATATTCAACGCGACAAAAGAAGCAAGAGAAGCCGAAGTAGCAAAAACAATTCTTGATCGTGACTTCACCGATCCAGAACAGAAAACCGCCATGGAAAAGATCTTTGCAGAAGGCATGGATGATATAAAAGAAAACTATAAAAAAGTAAAAGCAGAAGCACTGAAAACCTATGAAGAACTCATCAACTATAAATATTACGCGGACTATGAACCGCAAGGAGTAGAAAAAGTTCCCGTGTATGAATGGTCCAGAGACTATGAACATGGAGGAGTCATCACAAGCGGGTATATAGGCGGATCCTACATCCGAACGACAAATAATGACAGGTGGTATGCAAACGCTTGGAAGAAATACGGAAAAAAACCGAACAGAAGAGAACTCTATGACATAGCCGAACAAGAAGCCATCAATGAAATAGACAGCACATCAGCCTTTTCAGAAGAAGAAAAACAGGGATATATCAATTCCATCCAAACGGCAAGAAAAGAAGTAGAAACCATTGAATCCCTGGAAGACTATGTAAAAGAACTGGACACAAGAGACATTGCCGCAAGGACACTTTTGTCGCAAAAAGCCTATGACGATGTGTACGCTCCCACGCTGGAACAACTGAAAAAAGCTCCTGCCAAAGCAGCAGAAGCGGCAGAAGAAAGCGCTTTTGTGTACGCAAGACTGGTAGATAACTTCTCCAAGATCTATAACCTGCCGATTGAAAACATTGTAGCGTCAATCCAAAACGGCGGGGAAAAGAAAGGATTACGTCAAAACGTCATCTCTGCAGAAGAAAAG